TCCGTTGTTTATAGATTAGCGATAACTAGAACGTTAGTCTGTATAATCTATGCAGGTTAAAAAAACAAAAGCACTTACTAAACTAAGAAGCCTAAACAGTCGTACTAAGATTGTAAGGGGTGGAACTAGTGCAGGTAAAACTATTTGCATACTTCTTATCTTAATTGATTATGCTATAAAGAACAGGGATAAAGAAATAAGTGTAGTAAGTGAAAGTGTACCACATTTACGTAGAGGTGCATATAAAGACTTCTTAGGCATTTTAAAGTCAATGAATAGGTATAAGGATGTGCAACTAAATAAAAGTACCTTAAAATACACCTTTACAAATGGAAGCTATATAGAGTTCTTTAGTACTGACCAACCAGATAAACTAAGAGGAGCAAGAAGAACAGACCTATATATTAACGAGTGCAACAATATACCATTTGATGCTTATCAACAACTAATAGTAAGAACAAGTGGAAACGTATGGTTAGACTACAATCCGTCTAGTGTATTTTGGGTAGATAAGGAATTGATAGGAAAAGAAGATACAGACTTTGTTACATTAACTTATAAAGACAACGATAGTTTACCTGTAAGTATAGTAAACGAAATAGAGAAAGCAAAGGACAAGGGAAAGACCTCAACATATTGGGCTAATTGGTGGAGGGTTTACGGACTTGGAGAGTTAGGTAGTTTAGAGGGTGCTTGTATTCCTGATTGGAAAGAAATAGATACAGTACCAAACGAAGCAAGGTTATTAGGATATGGAATGGACTTTGGTTATAGTGTAGACCCAACAACATTAATAGCATTATACAAATGGAACGATTCTTATATATTTGATGAAGTACTTTATAAGAAGGGAATGTTAAACAGGGATATACATAGATTCTTAGAAGCCAACAATATTAAAGAAAGCATAACAGCGGATAGTGCAGAACCTAAATCTATTGCAGAACTACAACAATACGGAAACAATATAAACGGTGTAAGTAAAGGGAGGGATTCAGTAGTATATGGAATCAACTTAATAAACCAAAATGAAATATTTGTTACAAGCCGTTCTAAGAACCTTAAAAGAGAATTAGGAGGTTATGTATGGGCAAAGGATAAAGAAGGTAACACATTACAGAAACCAACTGGAGAACACCCAGATTGTATTGATGCAGCTAGGTACGTTTTAACAGACCAACTAGAGAACCCTAACAAAGGGAATTATTATATTTATTAAAAGTTTTTTGTTAATAATTTTTTTAATTCAAAAAAAGGTTTTATATTTGGTGTATAATTAAAAATAAACAAACTATGAAAAAAGTAAAAACAAGAAAACAATTAGAGGCTCAAAAAATAGCTGTAATTGAAAGTAATGACTTCTATGGCTTTGGAGAAGACAATGAGTTTAATTATGTTCTAAACATTGTCAAAAAGGGTTTAGTGTTCAAGCATGACCAAACAACGAACTACCCACATAAAACTATTAAAGACTGCATTGAACATTACAACTCGGGATTTATAGCTGAATAACAATTCAAGGGGGGCTAACAACCCCCTTTAAACAAACAAACAAAAACAAACAGATATGAGTTATATAGAAAGAGAATATGACAGGTACTTAGAAAGTCTACAACAAAGCAATGAATGTTTTGTATGTGGTGCAGAATGTGAAGACGATGTATGCAGTTCCGATTGCTTAAATGCTTCACTACTTTAAAATTAATTTTATATATTTACAAAAACAAACACAATGGAAGATTTAAAAAATAGTTACGAATATAAATTAGTAAAACAATTAACAGCAAAGGAAAATAGAGCAGCTGTAAAGAACACAATTAAAAGAGGGTTGTTATTTATTACCTTTTGTATTTTAGGTTTACACGCATTCTTAAATGGATTCTTATGGTTACTCAAGAGTTAAAAGACTGGGAGGTTAAAAAGATATGTTGGGAAAATGAAGTGTATGTTATACAGAACCCAATAGAAACAGGTTATAAAAAAGGTGGTTATCCAGTTAAATTAGTAATAGACTATAAGAACCAATTTAGCAGAGGTAAAGAAACTTACGAGCAAAACAGTAAGGAATTAGAAGACAAGATAAACGAAGTGTATAGATACTTATACGAACACAATATAAAATAAGGATTGGCATCCCTTTCAAAGGTGCTAACATTTTTTCATTTTTAGATTAGTTGGTTAAAGGGTTGCAGTAGTGTGACCCTTTTTCTATTTATACAAATAAGGCTTTTTGTTATTGTTATAATATGAAAGTTGAAATACAAGTACCAAATAGTTTATCTGAAATAACATTAGAGCAATACCAAAAGTTTGCAGAGATAAATACAGATGACAATCAGGATAGTAGTTTCTTGATGCATAAAACAGTTGAGATATTTTGTAACCTTAACTTAAAGGATATTGCAAAGATTAAATATATATACGTTCAGGAAATACTAAACGATATAAACAACCTGTTTGACAAGAAGCAAGATTTGATTCCTAAGTTTAAACACAAAGGAATTACTTATGGTTTTATACCTGTACTTGACGATATGACATTAGGCGAGTATGTAGACTTAGACGAAAACTTCACGAACTGGGAAACAATGCACAAAGCAATGACAGTTCTTTATAGACCAATTACATTAGACAAAGGGGATAGATATCAAATAGAAGAGTACGATGGGTTAGATAATGCTGACCTAATGAAAGGTATTCCACTGGATGTAGTAATGGGATGTATGTTTTTTTTTTACAATTTAAACAACGAGTTATTGAAAACTACCCTGAACTATTTGAGTCAGGAAGTACCGAAGGAACTAACTACGGAGCAGCTGCAAACTTTGGCAAAAAATGGGGATGGTATCAATCAATCTATGGAATCGCTAAAGGAGATGTTACAAGGTTTGAACATATCACTAAACTAAACTTTCACGAGTGTTTAATGTATTTAGCATTTGAAAAAGAAAAGAACCAACTAGAAGCACAATTAATTAAAAACAGATGACAGGATTTTACAACGTAACGGATAAAATAAAAGATACTCTAAATGCAGAGCCTTTTGTAAATACGGTTTCTTATGGTAGTTTGGACGATGTAGATTTAAACAAACAAACTATATTTCCATTATCACATATCATAGTAAATAACTGCAACGTATTAAACAATACACTCACTTTTAATATTAGTGTTTTAGCTATGGATATTGTAGACGAATCTAAAGATGAAGTTACAGATATATTTGTAGGAAACGACAACGAACAAGACGTACTAAATACACAACTAGCAATAGTAAATAGACTAATAGCAATATTACAAAGGGGAGACTTATATACAGACCTATTCCAAATAGAAGGAGCAGTAGGATGTGAACCTTTTGTAGATAGATTTGAAAACAAGTTAGCGGGATGGGTTGCAACATTTGACGTAATTGTACAAAACGATATGACTGTATGCTAACAAATACTAAACAATCATTAGAAGACTTTAGAAAGTATGTTTCTAGTCAAGCAAGACGTAACCTTACTAGACTAAAGAAGAACGATACTAAGGGTCTTTATAAACGTTTAGATGGTGTATTAAAGGTAAGTCCTAATTCATTCCAATTAAGTTGGGATTTAGGTTATGGTAATTTTCAAGACAAAGGGGTAAGTGGTACAGAAAAGAAATACGATACACCTTATAGTTATAAAAGCAAAATGCCACCTATTAAACCATTGTCAGATTGGGCAAAAAGAAAAGGCATTAGATTAAGAGACGAACAAGGTAAGTTTCAAAAGGGTAATTACAAGACAATAGGATTCTTAATTGCAAGAAGCATATTTAGGAAAGGTATTAAACCTAGTTTGTTTTTTACTAAACCATTTGAACAAGGATTTAAAAACTTACCAGACCAAGTTATAGAAGCATACGGATTAGACGTAGAAGAATTTTTAAAGTTTACATTAAATAAAAAGTAATGAGTACAAAAATAAATGCACGAAGTCCATTCTTTATAGAATCAGTTGAACCTACTGTATCGTTAGGAATCTTTGATTGTACAACTGCTAACCTTTTAAACTTTGCAGTAAGTAGTGATGGGGATGTAACAGAACCTAGTATTTTAAACGGTACAATAATAGACAGAACTGCAACAAGCTTTGCATCTAATACTTCAGGCAGTCCAATATCAAGAAGTGTTACATACACTATACAAATACCAAGTGGTTATTCTAATACAAGTGATGGTACTATTGATTGTGTACAAACAGTAGACCAACCAACACAAACATCTGCAGAAGACCCAAACCAAAATAATAATTGCCCAACGTTTTCAGGTACAATTTCTGCAATAACTAATCTAACCTCTACTACGGTTAATTTAGCTTCATTCTTTACTGCAGGTTCAGGTGCAACAATTAGTAGTTATAGTGTACAAAATTATGGAGCAGCTGCAATATCAACTTCAATAAGTGGAGATACATTAACAATATCTACAGCAAGTGTATGTGCTAGTACTACACTTAGGGTTACTGCTTTTAATAGTTCAGATGCTTGTACTGCGGTGTCTAATGTATTTTCAGTTTCTTCTGCTTGTACAGCTGCATTAACTTGTACTGACGTAAATTTAACTGGTGGTAATATATCTGCAACTGGTGTTATATCAAATCCTAGTTATTCAATAGCACACTTAGACCATATAGAAGATTCAGGAAACAATACAATAACTTCAGTTCCTGCAAATAATGGGAGTTCTGCAATACCTGTTACTTTGACTTTCGTATTTACAGTTCCTGCAGGTTATACTAATGCAGGTGCAGAGTTAGAGTGTGATAAAACTTTTACACAACAACCAACTACAGCACCTAAAGTTAATTTAGTTTGTAGTGATGCTACATTTAGCGGATTTACTATAACAAGTCAAGGAAACATTATAGCAGGTACGGTAAGCTATTTAGGTAATACAGGTGTAACACCTAACAATATAACTACAGAAAGTGGAGACTATAAATATGACCCAGTATCGGCTTCTACTTCAAGAACTATTAGCGTTACTTTTAGAATATTAAATACAGCTTGGTTAAATTACTTACAATCTATAACCTGTACAGTAAATCTAACACAACCACCAAGTCAAAACGCTTGTGATTTTGTAAGTGGGGATTATGCTATTTCACATCAAGGTTTTAGTGCGGTTAATTCTTTTTGTGATGGTGGTGCAAGATATTCAATACTAAGACAAGTAAACGGAACTCCTGCGGTTGGTAATACTGTATGTTATTTAGGAAGCCCTTATAATGGGAATAGTTTATTCTATGCTTATGCTTCAGCACAAAGTCAAAACGGTGCAGGTAATATAGGAACTTCGTTTAGCGTGATGCAGATAGATTCTTCAGGTACTATTTTAAGAATAACAACTACAAATTGTCAGGGAGACGATGGTGGAGATATACAATATTAAATAAAAGAAAATGGCTTTAAAAAGTGTAACATTAAAACTATATATATATTCAGGAACACAAGGTAGTTATACTGCATCTGATTTAAAATATACAATATCTAAAGATAGAATAAGTACAAAGTCTAATATAACAATAGAGATAGCTAACCTAGTAAGAGACTACCTAGATACAACATTTAACGATGACTATGTAAGTTCTACAAAATGGGTTACAGTATCACAAACATTATACGATTCAGATACAGGTTTAGAGTACACAACTGGAAGTCCTGTAATAACTAATTATTTAGCACTTGATGGGTATGGTTACTTTGAAGATTCTATCAATCCACAACTAAGTACTAATGCTTTATACACATCTAATCATATGTATTTGCCTGAAGGAGTTGCAGGAAAGTTTCCAATATTTGCAGAAGGTGTTGGAAAGGTTATAATAGATTCAACAACAACCCAAATAACAGATTCAGGTGATTCAAATCAAAAGATACAGTACTTAACTATTCCTGCTAATAGTAGCACTATACAAGTTTACGATACTGACGATTCTACACTTTTAAAAACGATTACAGTTAATAACGTATGTGAACCTAAATATACACCTTACAAAATTACATTTATAAATAAACTAGGAGCATTACAAGATTTGTATTTCTTTAAAAAGGCTACAGAAACGTTTAATGTAACAGATGAAAAATACAGACGTAATAATATAAACACAGCTAGTTTATCCTATAACACTTATTCAGGACAACAACAAAGACAAAATGTAAACGGTACTACAAGCCTATCACTTAATACAGGTTATGTAAGAGAAGATTTTAATAGTGCTATTGAAGAACTGTTTTTATCTGAAAATGCTTGGATAAGATTTGAAAACAAAACACTACCTATAATTGCAAAGAGTAAATCATTCACTCATAAAACAGTATTGAATGACAAACTAATAAATCATACAGTAAACTTTGATTTTGCATTTAACAAGATAAACAATGTACGTTAATGATTCAACTACAATTATATATAGAAGGGGAGCAAGTAGAGTTACACGATAATGAAAGTGTAACACTTACTCAAAGCTTACAAGATGTTTTAGATTTACAAAAGATATTTACAGACTTTAGTAGAACATTCAACGTACCTGCTTCAAAAGTAAATAACAAAATATTTAAACACTTTTACAATCCTTCTATACAAGGATTTGATGCAAGGTCTAAAAAAGAAAGTGAGTTATATTTAAACTACAAACCTTTTAAAAGTGGTAAAATAAAATTGGAAAACGTTCAAATGAAGAACAATAGTCCAATAAATTACCGTATAACTTTCTTTGGTAAAACAATAGAGTTAAAAGACATACTAGGAAAAGATAAATTATCTGACCTAACTAACATAACAACTATATTACTTTATCAACCTAGTACTATTAAAAGTAGGATGCAAACTGGTTACCAAGTAAGTGTAGGCGATACTACAGTACAAGAAGCGGTTATATATCCAATAGTTACACATACAAATAGATTAATATATAATTCAACTGACGACACCGCAGCAACTTATAACATATCCGCTAACGGTGTAAACAATCACGGTCTACCAGTAAACGAACTAAAACCTGCAGTAAGAATACACTTACTTATAAAAGCAATAGAAGATAGATATGGTTTAAAGTTTAGTACTGACTTTTTTAATGCTAACAATCCTGCTTATTACAATTTGTATTTGTGGCTTAGTAAACAAAAAGGAAAGTTAGAACAAGAAGACGGTAACAGACCTGCTTTGATGTACATTACAACTACTTCACAAGGTGGCGATACAGAATTACAAGGAGGTTTTCAAGAAGAAGCATACTATAATAAAGGGAGGTATTTTGGAGATAGGATAATAACTATAAGCGTACAGGCCCCTGTAGGAACTGAATACACTTTAAAGGTTACTTCTAATGGTGCTTACGAAGACCCATTTTTTGAATCTGAACAAACTGCAACTGGGGGTAACGATATTATTATTTCTCAAGCGGATAGATTAGTATTAATACCACCTACCGCAAATCAAGGAACAGGTAGAGGTAACCCACATAGAATAAGTATTATTTCAAATACTGCTGCAACCTTTACAATGACACAAAGCGTTATAGAATTTTCAGGAGCAGTAAATATAAAACAAGCTACAAGAGTTGGAACTTATACACAAAATGTTAATTATAGAACTACCGTAGTTAATGAAATGCCTGACATTGGTGTACTAGACTTTCTTACAGGTCTTTTTAAAGCGTTTAACCTTACAGCATTTTATGATAATGATACAATAAACATACTACCGTTAGATAGCTTCTATGCAAGTTCTACAGAAACCTTTGATATTACCGAACATATAGATACAACAACTTCGGAAGTTAGTTCTGTACTACCTTATAATAGAATAGCGTTTGAATATGAAGGTAATGAAACTTTCTTTTCTGCTTTTCATAAACAGATATTTGGTTCTAAATGGGGTTCTATATCTGAGATTGTTGAAGATGTACCTGAAGGGGAAGATTATATTGTTAAACTACCATTTGAACACCACAAGTTTGAGAAGTTATTAGATTCAGGAGGTTCGGAAACACCATCAGTACAATGGGGATGGTCAGTAA